GTAACATTAGATTCATTGGGAATGGTATCTAATTTGCTATTTTATTTCCAAAGAAGTGATGCTAATTTACGAAATGAATGGTCTAATTACACAAATTGGCCATATAACTATATGCCCATAAACGTTATTCAAGCTCCAACATCTGGATCATATACTGTTTATCGTAGTCAAGGTGGTATTTTGGTTCCTGTACAAATTGGACCTGGTGTTAATCCAGATGGTAATTTAACTGGTTTATTAATTAGTCCTATATATAATCCTCAAAATGATAAAAATATTTTAGTAGCTATGGGTATTTTATTAGATGGTTCGTATAGAGAAAATATACAGGCTGCTGGAATATTCGATTATATAGAAAAATATATTAGAACTACTGGAAATGCTCCAGACGGGTTATATTGTTATAATTATAGCGTTAATTCAAATAATTCTGATTTACAACCATCCGGAGCCATAAATATGAGTAGATTCAATCAAATCGAATTGGAGTTTACAACAATTATACCTCCATTAGATCCGTTAGCACAAAGCTTGACTATTTGTGATCCTGAAACAGGAAATATTATTGGTGTAAATAAACCAACATGGCGCATTTATGATTATAATTTTGATTTACACATATTTGAAGAACGTATTAATGTTGTTAACTTTATTGGAGGAAATGTAGGGTTAATGTATGCTACATAAATATAAATTAAGAGAATAAAAGTATTATATATATATACAAAATATTGTGTAAATATATATATGAAATATACAAAAACATTAAATGGAGGTGTTTTACAAAATCCATATGATCCAAGAACCAATTTTTTTACATTTTTAAGAAATTCTCATGTTTCTTTATTGTCTAATTCATCTAATTATGGTATTATTTTTCGAGTAGATCTAATTAATTCGACATATAACACGCCTTATTATATGTTTAGAAGTCAAAATTTTGGAGAACCGATCAAGTCATTGCTTATTAAAATTTGTCCGTTGGTTACTGAATATAAAAGAAACAGACCAATGTTGTTAATCGGAGGAAAAGAAAAAAAACTCACAATTAAAGATGATTTTTTAAAAGAATATTATAACCAAGTATATATCGCTTTGGATACATGCAAATATTTAGAAACTATATGTCCTTTTCCTATTTATAATGATGCTTTTAATATGCCAAGTCAAACTGACGAATTCACTGAAATACCTATGATTAATGATGAATTAAATAATATAGGTGATGGTTCACCCACAGATTATATGTTTGACAACAAAGAATGTTTAAATTTATTACTTGAGAAAACGATAAATACTGCCAATGACTTAAGCGATGACGAAGATGATGATGTTATTGATGAACTATTTGGCGGTAATAATAAACCAATATTACAACAATTGATTGATGGGTTAACGCAAAATAAATACGATTCGTTAGGGATAATAGCAATGGAAATTGCTGACAATTTTAAAACTCTTAAAACCTTCAATAACGATCCTAATTACAGATCTTATCAAAATTTTGGTAGATACGAATTAATTACATTAGCATTAGAACAACAAATAGTACATTGTGACTTTCATTCTGAAAATTTAATGATTAATCCAACATACGAAGGTTATTTTGAAGGAAAACCCGGGAAATGTTTATTGATTGATTTTGGATTAATAAATAAAATAGATGATATGAAATGGAATGAAATGAAGGAATTATATAATCAAAAAAAATACGATAGACTAATAAATATTATTTATGAAATAAGTATTCCTGAACCTTTATATGAATATCCAGGGTATACATGGTTTAAACAATTTAGTAGCGAGGATATTGCTCAATTAGATGAATTGATAAATTTAAGAAACTTATCAAAATCATCATTACAACAATATTCACGTGAATTAAGGGCTAGTAATCCTGAAACATCTTACCCTAAAATTCCATTAAGTCTAAGAGCATATCAAAAACACTTACCAAAAATGGCATATGGTATGTTATTAAGTGGCGGTGGTTCTTATAATGTAGAAAATATAGATTTTTTATTGAAAAATATATTTAAAACTATTTCTATCGGTATAAATTCACTATTTAATTTATATGACAAAATACATAAAAATGATAAAACGAATGTATCAACCTTTTTCGGATTTAAAACACCTAATATTGAATTAAAAAAATCTATATTTGGGTTTAAAACAAATGCTATTAAATCACAACCTATCAATTCACAGATTGAAATAATGAATGATAAAATAAATATGAATGATAAAATAAATATGAATGATAAAATAAATATGAATGATAAAATAAATATGAACCAAAATAATATGTATGAGAGATATATTCAAGTACCAGACATTGGTGGTAATTACAAAAAAAGACCATCTAGGAAAAAAACACATAGGAAAAGAACCTTAAAAAAACGGTCGTCTAGAAGATATAAAAAATAGGAAATATTACGGTAATGATGAATTAGACGCAGGTGCTATTGTATTGTAAAATTGACCTGTAGCAGTTATTGTAGTTGGATAACTAGATTTATAATAAGACATTTTACCAATAGTCTCGTCAATTAATACTTGATTATACTTATCACGTACATCTTGTTTTTTATTATATAAGTCAAGTCCTGTATTAAATGATTTTGTCCATAAATCTACACCTTGATAAAATGGTTTTATTTGTGCGTCTTTTGAACCTGGATAAACCTCTTCAAAATTAGCAACATGATTATTATACCCGGTTGTTAATGGACTATATTGTAAACCCATGTTCTGACCTAATTTTCCAGCAGCATCGTATGGTTCAACTGTCATATTGGCAACATCATTTGTATTACAACCTTGACAATCTACGTCAGACGTGCATTGTTCTCTTGTTATAGCACACTGGGATTTTGGACCACAAAAATTTTTACAACTGATTGGATTATTTATGGGAAGATCAACTGTATGACTATATAATGGTGAATTTTTATCATTATAATTTATCCTAGAATCTTTTGGATAAGGTATTATACTATATGAATATCTTTCAAAGTCAGTTAAGCCTTCTTTTATTATTATTTTACGAAACGATATTATTATAATAAAACACAGTATATAAAATATTATTAATTTGTAGTTCATAATAGTATATAATATTATTATATTTTTGTTTGGTGACTTTGTAAAAGAATTATATATTTTTATTCTTAGAATTTAATATATATTTATTATATCTAATGTCTACTACAACAGAAACTAATAATAATGCGATTGATGATAAAAAAGAAAATACCAAATCAAACTTACCCGACTTTAAAGCCTTTATAAAAAATTATACATCTAGTGTCATAGTTACAATTGGTATTTATATTTTTATTATAGGAGGAATTGGCTTATACACAGCTAAAGTGGCACAATCAAATATTTTACCAGATAATATAGAATTAGAACCATACACAAATTTTGCTCGTGTTGTTAAAGATATTACTATCGATATGAATATTGTACAGTCATCTATCTTTGCTGAAAATAAAGATATACTTTCACAAAAAGCAATTTTTAATTCCAAAGAGTATTTAGATAGTTTTAATGATGGATTTTTATGTAAACTAAAAAAATATGCTACTCCTGAATCCGGATTATTCGCAAATGGAACTTTATTTTTTGTAAAAGTATATGAGAGCATCATATCTGCTAATTTTTATGCAATAAATAGTATATTTTTCTATTTGAATTATTTACCAGAATCTCTTATTATGGTTGTATGTGGATTATTTGGACCAATAATTTTTGGGGGTTTATGTTTATTCAATTATTGTATAACTATTTTTTATTATATTGTAAACATACAAGAATTATTTAGAAATGAATCAACAGATGAACCTGGATTTTGGGAGGCCCCAAAAGATATATCTTTTTTTAGACTGAAGAATATGTTGTTTTTTATTCTTTGGGCTATAATTTATTTCTATTCATTAATATTTATGCCATTAGTTTCAACTGTTTATGCTTTGGTATCGCCATTATATGTAACATATAAATTATCTTCAACAGGTGAAACACGTGGAATCAGTGATTTCATAAAAGACACTTTTGCTTATAAGCGATTATTATTTTTCATTCTTTGTACTGGAAGTTTAGTTCAAAACGGAGTAAAATATTTGGGTTCCATTTATTTAATCGGGATTGCCATAGCTATTATTTTTGCTTATTATATGGGACTATATACTATAGAAATGCCAGAAGTAAATACAAACGGTTTTACTGCAAATATTAACAAAATAAAACAAGCATTTGTTATGAAAGACATGATAATTAACCCAGATAATACGTGTCCACAAATCCCTGTTGTTAATAGTGAACAAACTGGAGGTTTACAATATACCACTGAACAGCAGACAGGTGGTGGAAAAAATAAAAGAGTACATTCTACAAAAAAATATAATATAAGATTGGTTTAAATTTAAATATATTTAAATATATGTTTTATGGGTGGAAAAAATAAAAAAAAATGTAAACAACTTCCATTTGTTAGTATATGTACTCCAACTTTTAATAGAAGACCATTTATTCCTTTTATGATAAAATGTTTTGAACATCAAACATATCCAAAAGATAGAATTGAATGGATTATTATTGATGATGGTACTGACCCTATTGGAGATTTGGTCAAGGATATTCCACAAGTAAAGTATTTTTACTGTGAAGAAAGAATGTATCTAGGTAAAAAAAGAAATTATATGCATACAAAGTGTTCAGGAGATATTATTATATATATGGATGATGATGATTATTATCCTGTCGACAGAATTTCTCACGCTGTTGAAACACTACAAAACAACCCTAATTATTTAATCGCTGGTTCTTCTGAGATGCATATATTTTTTGATTCGAAAAATAGTATTTTTCAGTGTGGACCATATAAAGACAATCATGCGACAGCAGCAACATTTGCTTTTAAAAAAGAATTATTAAACATAACAAGATACGAAGATGAAAAAACGTTTGCTGAAGAAAATGTGTTTACTAAGGGGTATACTATTCCTTTAATACAATTAGATACAGTGAAAACCATTTTGGTCTTATCTCATAAACATAATTCATTAAATAAAGAAAAATTATTGGAAAATCCTCAAGAGTGTCGAATTATTCCATCGCGATACAAAATTGATGATTTTATAAAAGACCCTGTATTAAAACAGTTTTATACTTGTGATATGAACAAAGCATTAGAAAATTACGAACCTGGAAGACCTGAGAATAAACCTGAATTAATGAAACAGTTAAAAATTAGAGAAGAAGACATGAATAAAAGACGTGAAGAATATTATAAGCAAGAACAATACAAGGCCATGCAAAATACAAATAATGCTATCAACTCTCTTCGTAATGAATATGAGAAAAAACTAGCTGATAAAAATGTAATTATTAACGAACTATTAAAAAAAGTTAAATCACTTACAATTGAGCTTGCTGATTATAAACTTGGAAAAAACTTATAAACTTGGAAAAAACTTATAAACTTGGAAAAAAAGAATTAATTTATAAAACAATATAAAGCATTATTACTAATAATAATTATAGAAAATGCCCTATTACGATAACGAACAGTTCGAACAGCCAATTGAAAATGAGACCTATAAATTTTCCCGTTTTACTGCCATGAATAATATTGATAATCGCGCGAATAATAAAAATTACGATAAGTATAGTATTGTTTTAAATAAAGTATGGACAAATGGTAAATATTACGGCAAGGTTCATATTGAAAATTTTGGTTCAGGACAACAAGGAGATAGAATTAAGAATGCTGTAACTGGTGAAAGAACTCGTTTCGCAGTTGGAAGTTCAGACGAGGACTTGTTTTTCAAGGTTAGTGAAGCAAGTGGGCATAATGGCAGAAATGTCCCCCTGGTATTGTTTTATGACTCTCCTGAACAATATGAAAATCATCATTTTACTGCAGTAGATGAAAAAATAAAAGAAGCATGGAACTTAAGACATGCGCTCGCTCTAAAAAAGTATACGGTTAGCATGTAAATACAAATATGCCCTTTATTATTTATATAAACAATATAAACAATAAATATATAATATCTTATATCATGTCAAGATTTATAAAATTAACACATATAGTAATTAATTCGTCTAAAATTATTACAATTAATATTACTGAAAGTAAATATTATGTGCAGGTATGTGCTGATGCTTTACAATATGGAACGTTTTTTTTCGGTTGTGGATATCTTAATACAATTAATAGTAATACCTTTATTAAAATATGTAAAAACGAAGATCCAATTGATTATCAAATTATGGAAAAATGGATTAACAACCTTAAATAAAAATATACAATCAAAAAATTTATAATAAAATTGAATTCATTTATTATAAATATAATTTAATACAAAAAAAGATGCTGTTTGTTTTGTTATTAACCTACTTATTAAGTGTGCTTGGAGATAATAGTTTTGTTTACACAAAACATAAAATACGTAGAATGCTTGAAAAAGAAAAACATAATCCAATCCATTATTTGTTTGATAAGGAATTAGAACATATATATAATGGCGTTTTACAACAAGCAAAGATTGGTAAGGATGAATCGAAATTTTCTATGTTATGTCCTAATGAAAAACTTAATTTACATATAACTTTATCTATGAGTATAACATTTTTAGAGGACTGTCAATAGATTATCTTGTTTATAAATTATATATGAAGAAACCCAAACTATCCAGTTTTATTATAAATATTTTTTTTAATTAAACAATTTTATAATAAAATTGATTCATTTATTATAAATATAATTTTATAAAAAAGATGTTGTTTGTTTTGTTGTTAACATATTTATTAAGTGTATTAGGGGATACCAATGCCGTTTACACAAAATATCAACTACGTGGTATGTTTGAAAAAGAAAAAAATAAAATACGTCAACAGTTTATTGATAAGGAATATGAAAATATATATAATGGTGTTTTACATCAAGCAAAGATTGGCAACACTGAATTACAATTTACAATATTATGTCATGTAAATAATCCGGATAAACATAAGTTACATATAAAATCGGTATTAAATTCTATTAGTGACCATGACGGAATACTTAGTGGCCTTATTAGTAGAATACCAGAAACAGAATTAATAACTGAAAAAGTTCTCATTAGTTCTAAAATAATAGATAAATTGCAAATGTCGTTTCCAGATAGTAACATTATTTGGGAAACAGATAATGATATTATGTTTAATCCGATGAACTGTATATTTTACACAATGTCTTGGTAAAAAATTACTTATTCTTCGCATACTGACGCTGTGTCTTGGTCACTTGCATTTTCATTTGTATAAATTTCCAAATATCTATATATTCTATTTATATCCAATTTTGTTATATCATAGTTTTCCATCAATGCTATAATTTCTGTATCCGTATGCTTATTTTTTAGGTCTAAGAAGAACGCAAACATATCATTCATATCCATCGACAATTCTTGGCATAAATTTTGTATAAATAATGAATTATTGTATTCTGTTGAATATTTGGTTAGTACTTTTGTAAATCTCACCTCGGAAGGATTGAACTTTTCTTTTTTCGCAAAAGTTTCGTGATATATTTTATTATTTTTAAATGTCTTTATTAATGAACTCATTTCATTAAATTGCCATATTTGTTTTTGAAATGTGATTCTATCAATATAATCTGCGAAACACATATTATCCAAAATTTTTAAATAAAATGGTATTGAATTTTCTTTTTTCATCTTTTCCAAAACATCTATTATGTTTTCATGCCATAATAGTCCAACTATTGTTCTATCTGTCTCATTCATTATAGTTAAATGGTCTTCCATTTGATAATGATTGTTTATTAATTTTTTTGTTATCTGTCTCGTATCATCATTATATGACTTCATTAAAAAAACGGTATTCATTGTATCTGAGTTTATAATACTATTATTCTTCTTATACATTTCGTAAATAGTAGTTAACTTTCGTAAATCACCTTGAATAAACCTTATTATATTTTGTTTAATAGTGTCATCCACATTTGGCATAATATCATTCAATATGTTAGTTACTTGTATTTTTGTGGGTGTTTTTAATTCAACTACTTGACACACCTTCATTAATTCTTTAATTTTCTTATCTATATGATAATTACCAATACATATAATTGGGTTCATAGTTATTTCTTCCAGTCGTTGAGCCTTTGTTTTTTTTGGTCTAACCAATTTAATTAAAGAATTTATACCTCCTTTGTCTCCATTATTCATACCATCTATTTCATCCATAATAATTACAATACGTTGAATTTTTTTATAAAACATACTCATAATATTTTTATCTGCCATATTATGTTGTGTAATGGTATCGATTATTGATTTATTTCTTATATCTCCAGCATCATATTTAATTATGTCATAATTCATTTCTTTAAGAATATTTTGAACGAATGTACTTTTACCTGTTCCTGGTTCTCCATAAATATACATACCTTTTTTAGTAGTTAAATTATTCCTATTTTTCTCAAAGTCTAGCAAAAACTGTTTTATACTGTTTGATTCCTCATCTCTATTTAATAACTTATTCAATTGTATGTTTTCCATTAATATACTTAGTTATCTTCTTTTTATGTTTTTAATCATTTTAATTATAATTATTATTTTATAAAATATATTTTATAAAATAAACTATTTTTGTATATAATAATGCACCGTATTTTTACGTATATGCTTGTTCGCAATATTACAAAAATACATTTTAATTTTATTTACAAAAAAAAACTAATTACACCACGTATTTTAGTTTAAGATGGTTCAGATGTATCACATGGATTAGACACACCTGATGTTATTCCATCCCATGTCACTTGACATTTTGTTGCCCATTTATATTTAGAACAATTACCAGTATCTGTATTAAACGGAGATTGATTAAAATTCATTGTATTATTGTTATCATTATCGTCTCTTGGTATATTACACTTCCCTAACTTATGTGAATTAAAACATGCTTCACCATTACCTGACAAATCAATCCAATAATCCGGACATTCTCCCACAATAGGCGGCCATGTTTCAGAAGCATCTGATTTAGATAAAGTAAATCCTATTAATACTAACAATATTATCAAAACAATAGTTGCTATAACCAAAATCATTTTTTGAAAATTCATTGTTTATATATAAAATAAATATTTTTTTATGTTTGTAATTTTTTTATGGTTATAGTATAATATGATTAATGCTAAAAGTTTGAATAACTCTAAAAGTTCTAACGGAAGAGTTGATATAATTAATAAAACACAACCCCCTAATTTATCTAATTTATTTGCAATGTATGATAAAATTCCCGCTAACCAATGTGTTACTTTTAGGGACCCCACAATTGGTCAATGGGACGAAACTGACTTATCTAAAGCTTATTTTTCTAAGGAAAATATACAAATTATTCAAAATGGAATAAGAGCTGGAGTATATAATAAATCCAATGGTAAATACAACGTTGGTATGCAAGATTGCGATGCTTTAAAAATCATTATGAGAAGTGTCTTTTTACAGCATTCTGCCAACCAAACACAAAACGTAACTGGACAAATTTCACAATTAAATCAAATTGTCCTAGATTATTGTGTACATCATGTTTATTCTGAAGCACAAGGATATATGAAATATTTATATGATGTTAGTACTTTAGCAGTACCATTGGCCACACCTATTATGGAAGGACAACGAGATAAAAATAATTATTTAATGCCTACTTGGTTTTAAGAAAAAATATATACACTAACTCTCTTATTAAACACTACTATTCCATCAAATAATACTATTCTTCTAATACCAGATTTACACTCTTTTTACCAGTTTTCTTTACGGCAGGCTTCTTCTTTGTCGTCTTAACATCTCCTTGTTGAGCCAATGCTCTTTCTTTTTGATATTCTTTATATTCATTTTCAAGAATATCCAATTCTTTTAACCACATTTGCTGTATCGTTGTGTTCTTAATACATATGAGCTCAGCAGTTTTACTTCTATGTTCTGACAATAATTTTTCTACATTTTCCTCAGATACTGAATCCATAGGCATTCTTACCAAATATTTATACTCGTCATCTTCATCCATAATATCATATTTTTTTCCCTGTAATAAATTTGTAATCTCTTGTTTCTTTTTCTTTCTTAAATCAATTGTGCCACTCAACACTTCTTGAATATATCTCACTTTATTTGACATTACAAGTAACTCTTTTTCTAAATTTTCAATCAAGTTCATTTTTCTGTCATTGTAATAGTCAAGACGAATTCCAAAATAGTCATCAATGATTGCATCAATACTATCATATTTCGTCAATTTATCCTCGGCATTAAACAAGTTCATATTTGTAGTCGAACTAGTACTGTATAATTTTAATAGTTTTTCTAGTCCGT